GGCCGCAGCTATCTCCGCTACCTCAGGAATAGATTGAAGGGATGTCATCTTTTCTAAATCTTCAATGCATTCAATTGCAGACGGCTCCCATTCATTTATTTCTTTGGCGCTCACTATATTTTCGCACAATTGAGAAGCTAGCTCTTTCTTTTTCTTTGACATTCTTTTTACATTAAAATGATCTTTCATCTTTGCCTCAATTGTTTGCAGTAATTGTTCTGTTGCATAAACTGTATTCTGGATGCCTTCTCTGCTGAAAAAGTGAGCCGTGGCCCCTTGAGGCCTTCCTTCTTCTTGAGGGGTATTGGTGATATTTGGAGATTGCCCTTCAGGAATAGGCCCCTCTCTTCGATCATAAACTTGCTCTTCAGCAATTTTTTCCTTCATATCTCTTTCGAGTGGGGCGCCGGGAGCCTCAACAGTAGGGACTCCACCTACCAGAGGGTTGTAGTATCCCTTTTCCCTAGATTCCACATAACCTTCCTGCGCCTCGTCAAGATCAGATGCGCGAGGCAGAAGTCCTGTTTCCATGGCCTCCACTCCTTGTTGAGGGGTTAGTACGCCTAATTCTATTAATCGTGTGGTAACCCTATGAAATTGAACTTCATCCTTAATGTCTTTATCTGTAAATTTGGCTTTAGGGAATTTCCTAAATCCCATAGCTTGACAAACCATTTTAATTTGAGGCTGAAGAAAGTCACTTAAAAACGCTTCTCTCGCTTCTCTGAGCCTCTCAAAAAATATCTCCGCTTTAATTTGCTTGTTTGAAAACTTCTCTTCTCCAACAATAATATTTTGCAAGCCTTCTCTAATATCATTGTTTACAATTTCATATTTTTCAGGACCAAGAACTTTATTTAAATCAGGTATTACAAAATTAGCCTTAGTGGTGTAATCCGAAATTAAAACCCTTCCTACGCTCTCATTTCTAAAAAGAGATTGCATAGCTTGGAAGTTTACAGGATTTACGCCTCCCTTATCCGGCTCATTCCCCATAGTGATAAGCAAAATAACATTTTCTACGGTGCGAGTTATAGCTTGATCCATTTTCTTTAGTTCAATTTTCCAGTTAATGTCGTCTAATACTGAAAACCCGAAAGGGATAGCAAAAGGCTCATAATCTTGTTTTTTATAAAAAGAATAAATTAATCTTCCCGGGTCTAGCAGCATGGTAACTCCATCTTGGGAATACTCATTGTTCTTGATTTTCTTTCTTATGTCAGGAGGAAGACTCTCAAATATTTCTTTATCATGATCTGTTTTAGGGTCTTTTAATGACTCAATTTCATATTCACTTAAAATTTTAAAATACCTACCATAATAAAAAGTGAGAGCTCTGGTAGCAATAATATCATAAGGATTGAGCATGACATACTTGACAGGAAGTGTTCCTTTTTTAAGACCAAAGGTTCTAAAACTTTTTGTATTCCAAGGATAGCGATCCTCAGCAGCACCATAGACCGTCGTCATTTTAGCTAAATCCTCTGTAGAGAATTTGCCGTCTAAGCGGTACATAAACACATTGCCGCTTCTATAATATTCTCTAAAATATTGATCTTTTAGATCCCATAGCCTTACTTTGTCAAACCATTTATATAAAAACTCACGAGACTTTTCTGTTCCACCCTCAAGATAAATATCAGAATTGGCAAACTCTGCCATGATGTCTAACGCGTTTCGGAAAATTGCAATGTTACAATATGCTTTCTGACAGAGTAGGATCGCGTCTTGAACGGTAATATAAGACCCTGTATTTGCCCATGGAAGCATTCCATTGCTTATGTTAGCAAAGCGAGCACCGTAATCATCTGTTGCTGCCGCATTAGAACGACTCTTTGTAGAAGCCCCTCGATTTCCCGTGGTAGTATGCCTTTTATAAGCGCTTGCTACGGCTTCGTAATACGATTCTCCATGAGATGCAACAACTTCATGAAGAGGTCTCCCGTCATCAGTTAAAATGTCTTCTAAGTTTTTTTTCTGAGGATCAAACTGATTCCAGTATTTAGATTTTTTTGTATATTTTCTTTTCATAATTGCATTAAGGTAGGGGTTCTAAATCATATTTAAATTCCTCAGGCGTAGCACCTACTTTTAGTGCGCCTAAGCAGACATTAAGATAAGCGGGTCGTGTCGCTTTGCAGTGTTGGGCTTTATCAGCCATAACTTGACAAGGGAATTGATAACCTGTGTATCCCGGAAGTACCTTCATTCCCATTTTAGGATTGAAAATCCCACTTAAGGCCTCTACTGAAAAGCGAAAATAATCCCACGGATAAGCGTGCAGCGGGAAAGTCTGATGGGTTTGTATAAATACTAGACCATTAGGCTTTAGGACTTTCATTATTTCGTGACCGGCCAAGTGGGGATACTTAAGGTGCTCGAAGGTTGAGCAAGACATAATTATGTCAAATTGTGACTCGCCAACTACGCTTGATAGCTTATGAGCGTCAGCAACTATATCTACATCTTCACCTGCCTGAATATCTGTCCCTAAGTATTCACTGAAATGCGGGATCCAGTCCTTATGCATAGTGCTTCTACCGGGAATTGATTGTAACGTACCCAATTCTAAAACCCTAGGAGATTTAAATCTGTTTGACAAATTCTGCCGCAGATGATTTCCTATATTTGGATTTTTTTGGTTTTCAAAATTTTCTGTATATTCGGTCATGGCAGTTTCAATAGTCACTTAATTGTACACGAAAGTCTCCCGAAAGTCTATTAAAAGTATAGCTAAAGTCGTAAAAGTCTACTTTAGACTTTTAGTTCTTATAGGAAAAAAGGGGTAAACGTAGAGGTTACTGCAGCCTGTTGAGCGCGGTTCATATCATAATAAACTTTTGTGAACCAATTTCCCAAAACCAAAGCAGAGTAACAGTCTTTTCTAGCCTTGTCTCTACCTGTTTGTCTTTTCAATTCTTGAGGGAGGTCAAAAGTCTGAGTGCCGGATGTAGAGGTGGTTATCTGGATTAAAGCGCATTGACTTTTTGTTATATTAATCATATCTTCTTGATGCTCAACGAAATCTATCATTTTTGCTGCGCTACTCTGTTTCTCCTCATAAGTATCATGGTAGATAAAATTGAGCTTATCTATAGGTATTTTTTTTCTAGTCTGCTTACTATAATTATCTCCAGATGCTCGAGAAGCGAACCATATTCTTTTATGGTCAAAATTAGATTGAAGAAGTTCGTTTGCTTGGCGAATCCACTGAGAGGTAGGCTTTCTTAGTATGCAGAAATTTCTTGAGCTTATATTGTATTCTCTCTTAAGAGTTAATAGATCACTTTGATAATTCTCGGGCTTGCAAAGATCTACTTCTATCGTTCCTATTTTAATATTAGAACTTTTAAATAAAGAGCTTTCGTTTGCTGCGTTTATAAACTGAACCCCTCCGTTGTAGTCTCCTACAACTCCTACTATATTGAAATTAGTTAATAAATAATGAAAATAATTAATATGGTCTTTAAGCTTTGCCCCGGGGACAGCGTAACCGTGAACCATCGTCCCTACTTCTTGATCATCATTTAATTTAAATACTTGCATGGCAAAATCATCAGAACTCTCACTCTCCGCCCAGCTGGGGTCAAATGATAGGATGTATTTATCGGACTCTATGCCTTTTACCTCTACACATGGTTCTTGCCCTTCTGGAAGGCTACATTTATGCATAGTGGAAATTTTAAAATAACCACTACTATCGTCGGTAAATACCGCACCAAACTCTCTTCCAAATTGAGATTCACTCATACTTGCTTTGGCTTGATTGATTAGATTTTGATCGTACAAAGCTTCGGGAGCGCAGTCATAACTAAATTTCATTATAGCTCGTCTTGCTGTATCTCCCTTTGAAGGGATAGTTCCATCTATAAGTCCCTCAAACTGCGCATATAATTTATATAAGTACTCGAATTTATAACTTGCAGAAGATAGCATAATAAGCTTATTGTTTGGCCAGATATAGCGGTCTTCTTCTTTCATTTTACCTGCTGCAATTAACCTGTCTTCTGCCTTAGCCATATCTTCTCTTTCAGTCGGATTTTCTACTACCGAAAGGAATGGAACAATAACCTCATTATATATTCGTTCAGGCATGAGTAACATTTCGTCAATAATTATCCTTTGGAATCTAAACCCCCGAAGCTTCTCACCATCCCCCAAAGGTAGCGCATGGATGCGCGACTGACCAATTTCCATAGTCCATTGGTCATTCGTTTTTGATGTTTTTGTAATACACTGGGACAAATATCTAGCAGCAGGCTTATTAGCAATATCTTCAATCTTTTTAAAAATAAGCTTAGACTGCCTAAAGGATTTTGAAATTATTCCAATCTCAACTCCTTGATTGAGGATTGCATCCATATAGGCATAGATGCCTGTAGTAAATGATTTGGACATTCCTCGAGACCAAATACCTAAGAAATAATCTACTTCAAACATAGACTTAATAGCCATATGTTGAAAAGGGAATAACTTAAC